GTGCTTATTCCTGCGTCAGAATTTATCGCTATCCCGATAGAGAAGTGCATTCACTTCCGCCACAACAGCACCAAGAACAACCCTGAAGGTGAGAGTTGGTGGCGCGGCGTCTATATGGCTTGGTACGCGAAACACAAGCTTGAACTTATTGAACTTATCGGCATTGAGCGAAACGTCGCCGGACTCCCTGAAGTGCGAATCCCGTCCGAGAACTGGCTTTCTAAGAACAGAAAAGTGCTCAAGAAGTATCAGGACATTGCTGACAACGTTCGCAGAAATGAAGACGCTAACTTTGTTATCCCTTCAGATGTGTGGCCAGCAACCAGCGTCCCGATGTATGCGATAGGTCTTACCGGCGGCCAGCAACTTACCACACGTCAAACAGGACTTCCTACAATCCAGCCTATCCAAAGATACCAGGCTGAGATCGCTCGAGGACTGCAGGCCGACTTTATGCTGCTTCCAACAGGCGGTCCAGGTTCCTACGCACTCTCGAGCAATAAATCGAGTTTCTTTGTTATGTTTATCGAATCAATCTGCGATGCTATCTGCGAAACAATAAACAAGCAGGCGATGACGCAGTTAGCCGAATACAACGACTTCGGCGCAGTTTCAGGCATTCCGAAACTGGTTCACGGCAACGTCGCTAAGACTGAGGTTGATGACCTCGGCAAGTTGATGGCGAACCTCGTCAAGGCGAGCGCAGCGATTTTCCCCAACGACGACCTCTTGAACGCAATACTCGACGAGGCGGGACTGCCACACGTGGACACAACTGCGAACAACGAGATTGCCAACCACATTAAAGAAGCGATGGCAGCAGCAGCAGCAGCCACACCACAGCAGGCAGCGTGGGTAGAAGGGCCGACAACTAACGAGACTTCAGCGGACCTCGCAGGCACAACAGTCACAGCGGCAGAACCGCAGGCACGCGCCGCTGCAGCGCCTCCGCCGTTGGCCAAGCCGACGCAGGCGCCTACTAAACCTAAACCCAAAAAGAAGGTAACAGCACGAACTAAGACGAGGAGGGCATAAGATATGTCGATTTCAGAACAAGAATTAGAGAAGGGCGCCCTGGATCAATCGCTCATTGCTTCAGTGAGCGTCACACCAGCCGTCCTCGGTAAGTTTTCGGACGCACAACTCGCTAAGGCGTGGGGAGCCTATAACGAATGGTTCGGCGACGCAATCCGAATGGATCAGCCGGCACATGCATTCGTCACTCCTGGTGAGAACATTTACAACGAAATGAAAAAGCGTGGCTTGCGGATCAGCAACCGTATGCCACTTTCTCCAATGTTCACCAATCCAAAAGAGGTGAATCTGCCGTTAGCCAAAGCAGGTATGCCAATGGCCTCGGCAGGAACTACGTGGGATGAGGGTGCCGCAAGAGCCGCACTTCGGAAATGGGCTACAAAACCAGATGGAACAGTTGATACGGCCAAGTACGGACAGGGCTTCTTGTTTCACGGCACCCCATCAACTTTACTGACGTCATATAAATTCCCAATAGCGACAGTTATAAACGGGACACTTACTGCGGTGCCGAATGCGATTCGAGCGGCAAAAGGGCGCTTGCTTGGAAGCAGTATTCCTGCCGCTGCTAAAGCTCGAATCGCCTCAGTCCTGGCGGGTTATTCAAAGCGACTCGGCTGGACAGATATGCACAAGAGCGATGTGCCTCCTCAAATACCAATCCTAAAAGAAGGACAACCACTCATTGCATTCGTCGAAGGTTCGCCTGACAACGCTGAAATGGTTCGCGGCAAGCCAATGGTGGGTGTCGCAGGGGCGATGTTCGACAAGAATTACCTCGCACCTCTTGGGCTCAAGAGATCAGATGTAGCGATCATGCATCAGGTTCCGGTTATGTTGATGGGTAAAGATGGCAATGCACGCGGCCCCAAACCTAACGAAGTCCTTGAGTGGAGAGACAACCTCGCACAAGAACTCGACAACCTTGATCCTGACCTCACGATAGCACTTGGTCAGGGAATCGGAGATTCGATTATGGCAGACTTCGTGCTGCCGCATCCGAAAGTCCTGACGAAGATGGCTAAATCTGGCTCTGTGAATCTGGCCGGCGCCGAACTGGTTCGCAAGATAAAGGCGATCAAGACAGTTCTGGACGGCGGAATAGAGCCTCAGTTCGTGGCAATCGACATGGCGAAAGCTGCTTCGCTTCCATTGGCACACGATGACGTTGGATGGAACGAAGGTCAGGCACGCAAAGACCTCAAGAAGTGGGCTACAAAGCCTGACGGAACTATTGACACGGGAAAATATGGTCGAGCCTTTTTGTATGATCCTGGAACAGGCAAGATAAGCGATATGAAATTCCCGATCGCTACCGTCATTGATGGTGTATTGTTTGCTATTCCTGCGGCCATTCACGCAGCGAAATCAAGATTCGATCAGGCGCAGGGAATACCGGCTGAAGACAAAGCAAGAATAGCCGGACAATTAGCGGCTTACTCTAAGAAACTGGGCTGGCCAACTGATACCGCAGGCGCAGCAAATACCACAGCTTCAAATATGAGAAAGTCTGCTACATTACCTAATAACGAGCATCAATTCGGGCTGTTTATGGCCGATGCCCCTGACAAAAGGAACGTGGTGCAAGGGGTTGTTTATGCGCCGAACCAGCTGGATGACCAAAACCATTGGGCGCCGCCGGAAGTCTTGACAGACGCGGCACATTGGTATATGGAGCATTCGCAGCTGGCGGATACCGAGCACCAGAAGCTGGCCGACGCACGAGTTGTTGAGAGTTACATCACGAGCCAACCTGAAAAGCTTGGAGATCGTGACATACCTGTTGGCAGTTGGCGTGTAGCACACAGCGTTTCAGACGACCTGAAAAAGGAAATCGACGCTGGAACCTACAAGGGTCAGAGCATGTTCGGGAGACTAGAAGGCCTCTACGGCGAAGCTCCGCCTGGATATATGGCGAAGAACGCCGGAGATGTCGATACGATCCTGAAACTGACAAAGATACGACCGGCAACGGTCGGCTTCGTTGCAGTAGCAGCGAACAATATGCACACGATAGTAGCGACCTGTGAAGGCGCAGACTGCCCATTGAATTAAAAAATAGGAGAACATCATGGAAGACAATTTCATGGAGACTCTTCCGGAACTTGACCCCTCCGTTGACGCAAAGCTTACCGAACTCTTTGAAAAAGAAGGGACGAGTGAGCAAGTGCAAGAATACACGCGATTTGGCGTGCGTTCACTAGCACTCGGCGCTGACGAACTGAAGGGTGTCGTAGGCTCGCTGCCTGCACTGCTTGGCGGCGAAAAACCTGCAGAGCCTCCGGAAGTAAAGACAGGGATGGCAAAGAGCGGAAGCGAACTGCCTGATCTGGCAAACGTCCCGAAGGAAGCGAAGCCTTACGTCGAAATGCTTCTCAAAAAGAGCGCAGAGAACGAGAAGATCGCTAAAGAAGCGATGGCGAAGGCAGCTAAATACGAAGAAGAAAGACAAGTCGAAGTCTTCGGAAACAAGGCGAAGGATTTTGAGAACCTTGCGATTCCGGACCTCGCCAACATCCTGCGCGAAGTCGCGACCAAAGCGCCAGACGTCTACAAAGGTCTGGAAGACGGTCTTACCGGCACAAGCAAGCTGATGGCGAAGAGCATGACAGCAAGCAAGTCTTTCGAGGAACTTGGCAAAGGCTACACTCCTGACTCGCCGCAAGGCAAAGTCGATGCTATCGTAAAGCAAGCAATGGAGAAAGCCGGCGGCAAGGTCAAGAAAACAGCTCTGCTTCGTGAAGCCTACAATACTTCAGGCGCTTACGAAGACGAGATTGAGACGCGAAGGGGTCGAGCGTAATGGCAACTGAACAAATGGGCAATGTATATTCGATGCATGCAGATACGAGCATCTGCACTGCCGACATTACGAACCCAACAGGCCTCATTTACTCAGTCGTTCAGATCGACAGCAACGGACGAGCCGCTATCGGAGCTACAGCCGCGCCTTCAATGGGCATACTTCAAACCAACCCGCGAAACTTGGATGACATTTGCATGGTTATGACAACCGGCAAATCGTTCTACCTTGTGGGAGTTGGCGGAGCAATCCCAGGGTGGGCTATGGAAGCCTCGAACGATGGATCAGGAACCCTCATTCACGCAACTGGATCAAACCCAATCGTCGGTGTAGCGATGACTCAGCAAGCCGCTGGCGACATAGGCGAAGTTCTACTCGACAACAAGGGTCCAAGCCTCGGCGTATCCGCAGGCGCACCAGTGATTCAACCAGTGAGAATACCACTCGCTACACTTCTGAGTGACGGGAATATCGTCACAGGCATTCCGGTTCCTGCAACGGGGACTATCAAGTCAATGTATGCGGTGATTGATACACCTTGCAGTGTAGCAGGCAAGAGCGGTTCGCTAACGTTGACCTCGACTGCAGGCGTAGTAACCGGCGGTGTGCTATCGCTCACGTCGGCGAATTGTGGTCAGGCAGGTGCAACAGCGGCTATCCAAGCTTCCGCAATCGGCGGCGCAGGTGCATCAGTAACAGCAGCAACGACACTCGGTTTAGCCTACGCGCACAGCACGACCTTTACGAATGCGGACACCGGAGCAATTTGGGTGTTCTTTGTGACTTCGACATAAGGAGGTGAAGAAAAATGGAACCAACCTATGACATGATGCACATCAGCAGGGCGCTCACTAATTACAGTGAGGAATACACCCAAGCCGATGATGCGTTCGTAGCAAGTTTAGTGTGTCCCAACCTCCCCGTCGAGGACAAAGCAGGTCAGTATTGGAAGTACAACCAAGAAGACTTCATGAGGGATGAGGTTCAGGAACGCGCTGCAGGGACTCCATCGGTCGCGACAGAATACGGCCTAACCAAAGGCACGTATGCAGTCAAGCGATGGGCCTTGAAGAAAATCCTCACAGACGAGGACTTTAAGATCGCGGACTCAATCTTCGATCTACACGCCGACGCGACGGAACTGTTGACCGACAAGATGCTTCTCAAAAGAGAAAGTGACCTTATCGCAACCGCGATGACCGCAAACTCTTGGGATTCTGGCAACCAGTTTACCGGAGAAGCGCAGACGGCAAACCCGACCGGGGTATCCGGAGGTTCAACGTTCTGCTACTGGTCTGACCGGACCAACAGCTCCCCTGTTGACGACATTCTGAACGCAGCGACGGACCAGCAAGAACTTACCGGCAAGTATCCGAACACACTGATTATTGGGCCTCGGGTTTTCTTAGCATTAAAGATGCACCCCGATATTAAAGACCAATACCAGTATGTCAGTGCCGACTCGATCACGGTCGAGATGCTCGCACGTGTTCTCGAAATCGACAACATCTACGTACCGAAGGTAGTCACCAACACCGCAAGGCGCGGACAAACACCCGTATTCAAATTTAGTTACGGGAAAGACGCGCTTCTGTGCTACACAGCACCCAACATTGGGCCAAAGACAGCGACCTCAATGGTCACGCTGACGTGGAGCAATGCGCCTGGGGCTGCAGCTGGCGGACAGGCTATCTCGGAATGGGTCGACCCCGAGACGAAGACAAACAAACTAGAGATCGAAGCTTTCTGGGCCTCAAAGGTAGTTGCTACTCGCATGGGCAGCTACTTCACCGGCGCAGTGGCTTAAACGAACGACGTATCAAAGGTGAGAAAATGCACTTCACGTACGGAGCTGTTCTTACAGACGTAGCAAACGTGGCAGATTGCCCTCTTGATTGGGTGCGTTTTCTCATCGGAGATACCGACGTTGATGATCCACAGAACCAGTTACTCGCCGACGAAGAAGTTCTAGCGCTTATTGGACTCATAGTTGACAAGGATGATCTACACGGCCCCGCTGCAGATGCAGCCGAGGCAGTAGCAACCAAGTTTCGTAAATTCCCGCCAACTCGAGTAGGTGGCTTATCTAACACTGATCCTCGTTATATTGTTGAACAATACGAAGAACTATCTGAGATTCTTAGAAGTCACCTCTCAGGCGACCCAATGGTCTACGCTGGCGGCCTTGACAGAAAGAAGTACCCGCGAGCATTTGTTCAGGAAATATGGGAGGATACGAGATATTGAGAATCCCGCATTACATTTATCTTGGAGATACGATCACGATTCAGAGCAAACCAGACGAGCAAACTGCAGGTTCAGGCTGGCTCGATGAATGGCCAGTATTCGCTGACAACGTAAAGGCGTCAGTGATCCCGACCAATGCCGAAGAGGTTATGGTTGGCGATAGACCTCAAGCGGAGATCGTATATTCAATCATAGTGCCATCAAGCCTACGAGGACTCGAATCTTCAATGCGAATAATCTGGGAAAGCCGAGAGTTATATATCACAGCGATCATGCCTGAAGTAGCACAAAATGGTTTACAGATTATAACGGCGCGAGAGCGCCAATATGACCTTACATAGGAGGTGATAACGGTGACGAAAAAGAAAGCAACGGAAAATGATAAAGTTCTGCGATCCGCAAACACAGCGACAGACCTTGCAGCGGCCGCAGTTGCGGTTCAACTCGTAGGAACCGATATTGGAAGTCCTAACGCTACCGGCAAAGCATATAAAAGCCTGCGTGCGACTCGTATGGAGCGCGATATGGTTAAGAAACTGAATCGTGCGGCAGGACGGTTGCACAGGTTATAATTGAAAAATATCATTAGAATGGCGGTAGGTGGAAAAAACTAATGACAACCAAAACAGTTTATGTTTTAGATCGACGTCGCAACCTTATCGAATGCGACATGATCGTTTATGAGTCCGATACGGGGGTATTCACTCTCGCGGACGGCACCGTTGTCGCTGCGGAAGTAGCAGCTAATTCGATAACGGAAGCTCAGATCGCGCCAGGAGCGCTTACAACTGCTTCTTTGAACCCTGCGGCAGGCATAACTTCAGGGCAACTTGCGGGAAGTATAGCGCAGTCGAAACTTGCAGGTGGCATTTTATCAACGCAACTAGCCGCAGGCGTGGCTAAGGTTCTTTCTGGAACCGTCACGTATAACGACGGCAAGAGTGCAAACCCAATTATCACAATACCTGCGAATGCACTTGTAACCGACGTGATCGCTGTTTGCACAACCGCATTTAACGGAACCGCAGTCACGATTGACCTCGGCGATGACAGCAATGCCAGTAACTTCATAGGCAATGCAAACGTGGGGCTCACGCTTAACGCGGTTTCGGGTCAGAAATGCTCCGATAGAGGATCAAACCTTTGGCTTACCGGCACACAAAGCGCCACGACCCCATTTGGCGTATCGGTATGGCCTACGCCGTTGCGAAAGTTTTACGCAGCTACGAACCACTTGAACTCGACACTCGGTTACACGGGGACGTCTAAAGGAACCGCCGGCGCGATGACCGTGTATCTCGCGTATATAGCTCTCGCATGAGGTGAAAAGATGCAACCAGTAAGGATTTTTATTGGAGTCGACAACGATACGGGTACTTTTATTCCTCTAAATGTTGATGCAAACGGAAACATGGGCGTCAACATGGAAGGCGAACTGGCAGTTGGTGAACTCCAACTTGCGGCAACCGACCCAGGACTACTTGCACTCGCCACAGCTCTCGCAGGAGTCACGACACCAAAAACGTTGCTGAGTCTCTACAACCTATTTGCCGCTGCAGGCGGAGAATCGGGTATTACGGTCAAAACACTGCCGGCCATAACTGGAACGGTAGCAGTCACCAACGTTGACACGCCGCTTAACGCTCTGTTCACGTCGACCGGGATAAAAGTCACAACGCTTCCAGATGCAGCGAACGCAGTGCTCACGGCAGTTAAGGATCAACTTTCTGACTATCTTGCGGTGCGAGAAGCGCCTTCGACAACGCTCGTTAGTGGCACAAACACATCAATGCCAGCCAACGGCGCAAGCGCAGGCGTGGCGTTGACGTCAACTCAAGCTTGTGCAGAAGTCACGATACAAGCGCCCACCACAAACACCGTTATAGTGTTGTTCGGTTCGTCGGCCTCAACGTGCGTGATGCAGCTCGCTCCGGGGAGAGATTTCACCATACCCGCATCGAACGTCAACAAAATCTTTGTGATGAGTTCAACGGCGGATACAACTCCTGTAGTTAACTGGCTTGCGAGGGCGTAAACGATGCGCGCTCACAGTTTTGGCCAGACAGCCTACCCGTTTCAAAACGCGCACGTTAACCTCGCAAACTGCTTAGTCAATTTGCAGGATTGGCCGTCGGCAGGAACAGTAATTCCGAACGAAACGCCGAACTATCCTACATACGACGCCATACCCCACGCGAACCGTTACGTGCTCCAATCGACCGGCGCATCATCGTTCACCAACGACGGAGCCACCGATGGCATACGAATACCAGGCCAGACCGCTCCAGTCGAGAACATCGCAAACATCACGGTCGAGATAGGAGTATACCTCACCTCGCGCTCTGACTACACGTACTTACTCTCGAAAGGCGGTGCAAGTTCGGCAGGCTGGTGTCTCGCGCTATACCCAACAAATACACTCAGCCTTATACGCTTTGACAATAACGGCACATCACACATCAACTGGATAATGCCGAACGGCAGCTTTACCGCAGGCAACTTTTATGACATACAGTTCACGCAGGCGCTTGGTGTGTTCGGAACAGCACCAGTTGTCCATATAAACGGCGTACCACAAACACCTACAATGGCAAACACCGGCTCGGCCTCAACCTACCACACCGACGCATCGTATGATTTCATAATCGGAAACAATGACTGGCTGGGTAGTGGTGGCCCAAGTATAACCGTTTACTTCGCACGCATCTACAACGCAATACTGAGCACCGCGACGTTGTTAACTAACTTCCTCGCAGACAGGTGGAGATTCGGGCAGGTGTTCTAAGTGCCGTATGGTGCGTTGTGGCAGGTCAATGCCAGTTCGCCAGCATTAACTAGGTTAGGCGACTCGGCATCATGGCTTCCCGGAGCAGCAGCAATCCCCAACTTCCTACAGGTTATGCCCTACAGTGGCGTAATGCGCTGCAATCTGCTTGATAACGGCACAATCTCTGCACTCTATGGCGACAGGTGCTACACGGACTATGATGTGGCGACGTGGGGGCAATGCATGACGCACATCCCTTCATTCTGCACGTACACCGATACCACGGTTGCCAATAAAGTTGCATACTGGGTAGGGCAACCCGAAGACACCATCCAGCTTCAAAACAGCACCAATTATACGCTCACACTTGAGGATCTCAATCCCGCGTTCAAAGCTAAAGGGGCGGTAAAAGACCGAGTCTTTATGAGCAGCTATCAGGGGTATAACAATAATGGCCTTCTTGAATCGGTAGCGGGATTCAGGCCGTCACACGACTCTATGCAGAACGCACGCACGCACGCACAGGCACACGGCGCTGGTTGGAGCCTTGTGACCATTCAAACGCTGTCAGCCATTCAGTTCCTGTATGTCACCATGCTTGCCAATATGGACTCGGTCAGCGCGGTAGGACAAGGCATTACCAACATGGCCTTTAGCACCACAGTCGAAAAGGCGGCAATCACCGGCTTAACGGCGTCCCTCGGAAATGCAACAGGCCAGAGCGCAGCGTTCCTGAACGCGGACGGCGGTCAATCACAATCTGTCTCGTTTATGGGGATGGAGAATCTGTGGGGCGACTGCTACCGTTTCATTGAGGGGATAATTATTGGCGTAGGTGCTAACTACGCTATATACATCACCCCCGATAATGCACCACCGGCAGGAGGCTACAGCTTTACGAACCCAACCGGCTACGACTTAACCGGCATCACGCCGTACGTGGGCAGTGTTTTCGTCATTCAGACGTTCGACTACTCACAGCCTAACTGGAAATGGACGTTCATCCCCGCTACCGCGTCGGGGTGGGACATAACCTCTAATACTACCGACTACACCGAAGGCTGTCCTACTGGCGCCCATATCATGATGCAGGGCGAGTCGTGGAACTCTCTTGGCGGCCAAGGCATTTGGGGCAACTCAATGACGAACACATATTCCTATGCAGACGTGAGGCACGCAGGAAGATTACAATACGTACCGCAATAACAAAATGCCAGCAAAAACCAAGCATTTCTTAAATGACCTTGTATGGTCTGGGTGGAAGATGACCGACCCGATACACGATCCTTATTACATAAATGAGGGTTTAGACTGGCAGTGGATCGCCGACAACGGCTGGCAGATGATCTTCGATCCCGGAAACGCGCTATTTCAACCACCGTTTGATCCCACGCTATTCGACAAGACGCTGGAACAGATGACCGAGTATGGCATAAAGTCAAAACTGATGCTCAATGGCATATTCAATTATTGGGCTGGAGCCACCGACGTTGGGCCAGACACACTCACCACGTATTATGAGAACAAATATGGTGCCGCGATTGATTACCTTGAAGCGCAGTGGGGGCCGCACGGCGAGCAGGGCGACACGCTTAACGGTTATTGGTATGAGACAACTTACGACACGGGTGCGCTATGGATACGCAATAAGACTGACCTAGAGATCAGGTGGGGAATTGGTGCTGAGAACTGGATGTTCAGAAATGACGGACAATCACCAATAGGGCCGTTTGGGCCGAATCAGGGCGGCGCATGCATGAGCAGCCTTGACTATCGGATGACACTCGTAGATGCCGTAGACCTAGAAGTGTGGGCCGTTGACGATATGTTTTCGTGGCAGCTTATCCAAGCGGCACAATACTTCCAAGAGAATTATCCGAATATGTCTCTCGGCATAGACTCAATGTGCTTCATGACGCCCCCTTATAATTCATATCTTGGCAAGATGTGGACGTGGTATCGGACCCATGTCTGGCCTGCATACGCTGTGGCAGACCCTTTGCCGACAGTAGATCAATCAATAGCGCGTGCGGGAGCATATCTAAACTATATAAAGAATCAACTTGCGCGTCCGTTTGACAATATCATGGCGGAAGTGTGTTACTACGTGCCGGATCACGACAATATCTTTAACAGGGTTGCTAACTGGAACGACGTGCCGATAGAGAACTTTAATTTAGCAGCATATCCACAGCACTCACCGCCGATTTGGTCTGATTGGATTATCCCTCAAATATTAATGTTTGACCAATATAACTTACAAGAGGGAATAGAAAGGGCGCCAATACAATTTTCAGCGCAGCAGCAAAATTCCAAGTTTAACCTTACGCAGCAAATGGGGTGGGATATTCCAGTATAGGAGGAAAAAATGTCAGGGGGTCTTTACTACAACGGATTAAAAATTTTATGGGCTACACTCAGCGGCCAGCGCATAGACATTCTTAATGACACGATCTACATCGCGCTTCTCGGCAACAACTATGTACTCGATCAGGCAAATCATCTTACGTGGGATGATATAAGCAGCTACGACATCGGGACTACCGGCACATATTCCGCTGGAGGAACACAGATAACGCCGGTAGCCCCTTACATTGATGACACTACCTACGCGCCATTTGTATTTCTTGTCGCGACAGCAAATGCGGCGGCCACACCAGCATATAGTATCTCCTGGCAGGCTATGACATTTACAGGATTGCTAAACGCAGCAGTTTTTAAGAAGGGGGGGACCGCAGCGACGAGTCCGCTCATTTCGTGCTTAGACGTCCGAAAACCAGACCCAGACAATCCAGGATCATTTATCCCACAAACTGCCAGTGGCGACAAGTTTTACGTTGACTTCCAACCGCTCGGCTTCGCAAACTTACAGGTATTCAAAGCAGGTGCATAATGGCGAACATAACCGCGACTCCGGCCTCGGCAGGCGCATTAGCACGTGCTGGTTGCGTTGACCGTTACTTCGCACCGTACATCAACATCTCGCCTATGTCGCCTGGCGCATTTGCTCGCGCTGGTTGTGTCAATCCATATCTAGGCAGAACGTACGTATATCCGTCCAGACCTTTTGGACTTGCGCGTGCAGGCTGCATACTCGCTACAGACATGAACATCATTGGTGCGTTTCTCGAAAGCTTTGTGATGCACATAGAAACGGCTGACAATTTAACCACGCAGATTGCGGGTGAGGAGTCATTTGTAGGAACAGTAACTAAAGCCGAGCACGCATCAGAAGAGGTAATAAGAAAGAAGCAGTTCGGCGACACGGTGATGAAATCAAAGTTGATTAGTTTGGAGGTACAGCCAGAGGTGATTCATTATGGCGAATAGCATTTCTTTAGCATCCGGCACATCAATACCGATCGGGGTGGCGCTGCAAGACGACAGTACTCCACCAGAAGCGATTAACCTAGCGACAATGACCGAGATGGTGTGGCAGGTACTGGACGCAGCGCAGCGCATTATTATTAAGAAGTATTACACAACCAGCGGAATTTTAGTGATTGGCGACCCGACAGAGGGGAATATCCAGATTGGCCTTAATGCAGATGACACGTCTCCAGCGTTTGGCGTTGGCTCAACTACTAAGATTATGGACTACACGTTTGAACTGCGGCTGTATTTCGGAGAAGCATTACAGGAAATAACATTCACAGGTGATTTCATCGTCACTCCGACGACTACATGGGGTGCGTCAGTTCAGACTCCACTCACGAAACGCCGTGTGATCGTACAGGGGCGGTTCTAATGACGGACGACTTTGGTATGCGCGTTGGCACGAACTATGAGATCGACGTCGTTACTACATTATACAGCGCCGTGGTCCCGAAGGACTTAACGGCTGCCCTAGTTGTTTTAGAGATTTCTAATGCCTCAGGCAGTCCAATCCTCACTAAAAAGACCACAGACTCACCCACTGCGATAACAATCACCACGAATCCGATTGCGACGGCAGATAATACGCAATGCAATGCCTGTATCCAATTACTTCCTGCGGATGCGCAATATCTAGTACCCGGCAGTTACACGTATGAAGTCGCTGCTACCATCAGCAGCGTGCGTCAAGTGATTTATCCGCTCGAAGATGACTTAGCGTCATTTACGGTGTACGATTCAAAGACGTGGAACGTAGCAACGCATCAGGAAGAGATTTCAAAGCCGCCGGCGAAAGCTACTAAGTTTGACAGAGAGAAATGGCGGAAGGACCATGGACATTAGAGGTAGAAAAATGACTGAAGTAAAAATGGAGGTATAAATGGCAACTATAGGATATATGTTTGAAAGTGGCCCGACGCAGATAGCACAGAATAATGTTAGCTGGACTGCTGATATAACTGCGGGTCGAATAATGGCGATATTGACGAACACATCGCCGGCAACACACTACACAGACTGGACATACTACAACAACGTCACGGGCGAATTGACGACTGCGAACGGTTATACTGCGGGAGGTATGGCGTTATCATCCGGAACGCTTGGGATGGTAACGGACACTTACCGATACCTGAAATTTGGTGCGGCTAACCTTGTGTGGAGTGCGCCCTTTACAGCAGGTCCTTTCCAGTACATCGTGATACTCAAGAACACCGGCACCGCAAGCACATCCCCACTCCTGTGTTATCACGATTTGGGAGCCCCGCAAACGGGTCTTGGTGGGGTATTCGAATACGACTTCACGTCGCTCGGCGGCGTTTTCAGGCAGAAGGTTCCGAACAGCGTGACGGGGTGAATAGGAAATGACCATCACTACAATTAACGATGTAGTCGCGGGACTTGGCGCTCAGAACAACAACTACTGGGCGATGAAGAAATTCTCGGCAGGACTAGCAGCTGGCGCATTTCAAAGTTCGTTTTACGCTGCGGGAAACCCGGGGGCCTGCGCTGTACCGCCGGCTTATACAGCCGGTTCGGGTTATGCCTGCGATAAAACGACAACCGGCGCAATGACCTATAACAACGCAGTAACTCAAAACTGGCTCGCAAAGTGGTTCGCAACCTCGACAGTAGCCGGTACGCTGATACTCTGCGACCGTTTGTGGGCGTGCTCCGGCATGGGCTTTGCAGCGACGACGTATTCCGTCACCACCCCTGGTAGCCTTCCAGCACGTATCACAGATAGCGGCGTCGGCGTTCAAATATGGATCGAGCAATATGTAGCGGCGGGTGCGAACACAGGAACGATCACAGCTAACTACCTAAACCCTTCGGCAGGCGCCGAATCCGGGGTTCTATCAACGATCCTGTCGGCTCCTGTTATCGGCCAGATGCAGCAGATACCGTTGCAGGTCGGTTCGGTTGGAGTATCACAACTGACAAGCATCGTAAATTCGCAGACGTGGACTTCGGGTTCGTGGGGGATAACCCTCTTAAAACCTATCGCGGCTATCCCACTGCTCGCCAGTGGTACAGGATATACCCTCGATTGGGCCAGTGTGGGGCTTCCGCAGATTCCAGCAAATGCATGCCTGATGTGGATCTTCCAAACGACTGCCGCAACAGCAAACACGGTGATAAGTCAGACGCAGATAATAGACAAGTGAACGGCGAGAGAAAATGAGTGTCGCTAGTCTCGCGTACGGCCGAAGCACGGGGCGCCGTTATTTGGGTTCTCAATTAGAAGACCCAAGAACGGTTCTCGATTGTGTCCTGACTGAGTGGTATTTCAGTGAACTCGCCCAGTTTGCTGTATATATCTCACCTGGCTACGGCGTCATCGGGGGTTCCGTACGCGGGACTACTGCGCGAGGACTACGTACTGGTCCCCGCTACCTATACTCACAGATCGAAGATCCTATCACAGCCCTTGATTCGGTCATACAGGACTGGTATTTCTATGGTTTAACAGATATCTTAGCGTGCGACGTCCCGACTGTAAGCACCTTTGGAGTCATTGGTGGATCGGTCGTTGGCGATCTCACGCTGCAAGCCCCTTTCGCTCTGATGGATAGCAGTGTTTCGGCCGGCGCCCCCAACATTGATTACACGCATGCGTTCGGACTGAAAACAGGATTTTTTAGCTGTCGCCTTCCGTATTCGCAATGTGAAGAAGTCCCAGTACTCGAAGATACTACCGCAGTGCTCAATGTGGTGCTGACGGACTGGTATTTCCGCGGATGGGACCTGTGGGTGCCAGTGGGTGCCGTCGTCTCGACCGAATACAGAATCGTCGGCGGCTCTGGAACGCTTACTGCATCGGGGGCAGTCGTTTCGAGTGAATTTGGCGTTGTTGGTGGCACCATCGCGGAGGACGTCAAGATACAAGGCGCAGTCGTCTCGACTCACTATTGGGTCGTCGGAGGCGTTGGACGCATTGGCATCGTCATATCGGGAGTGACCATTGACGCTGGTTTCTCGGTGGTCGGCGGCTCGACCTTTGATAACATACTCATACGCGGCGCAGTTATCTCCACTGGTTACGGCGTGGTGGGCGGACTCGTCGTTGAAGGCATCACGATCCAAAGTGCTATCGTTTCGACCGCATACGGTGTTGTCGGGGGCGTCGCTGCAGAAGGGCTCACGATACAAGGTGTTGTCATCTCGACCGAATACAACGTTCTTGGCGGCGTCGCAAACAATGTTGGGACAGGAGTCATCATTGACACCGGTTTCGCAGTGGTTGGCGGTTCGTTCATCGTGTGGGGTGTCGATCCCAGGCCGCCAAGCATCAAGCTCGAAGGAACAGAAATAAACGTGATTAACCTCGAGGGCACGTCTTTGGAACGCATATGCTTGGAGGGCTCATCAGGCCAGTGAAACGGATGTGATTAGATGCTACAAGATCAAGATATTATTGACCCGCCGATAACGGCCGGGGACTATTACCGGATTCAGGCGGCGATCTACACCGACAGCACGAAAACCGAGCTGGAATCTACACTTGCTGAAGGAGTCATTGGCTGGCGCCTGATGGGGGCAAGGGGTGACCTCATAACCAAAACTACAGCTCCAGGAAGCATCACCGTTGATTATCCTCAACAAGGGTATATCACGATCGATCTCTGGGAGACAGAAACGGCAGGCCTATCGACAGGCGAATACACGCACCTCGCAGAGTTTACTATAGACGGCCACAAACGCGGTTTATTCAAAGGCATTGCGAAAGTTGAATAGGGAATTTAGAATTAAGAGGAAGCATGAGCGAAATAACAGTTCTCACGCGGGATAATCCCGACATAAATATGGATGAACAGTCTTCACCATTCATCCAAGTGATTGCCACAAATCCAGACGGCACACCGATGGACCTAACAGGTTCCGTAGTGACGTGGGTAGCAAGTCTCAACGGCGTTCAGCAAATCAAAAAAGATACCCTTACTATGCAGGCAATGTTGGACACAGCGCCGTCAACGACGGTCGCCGATGCAGTAACGCTTCCGTCAAGTGTGCTCACAGTGGCCCAAGTCAGCGGCTTCCCGCCACGACCCAACGATGGCTGGCCGACGAAGGACTTTGCCGCAGGTGATATCGTCAACATCGTTGATGGCGAAATGATGGAAGTCAATACGATCGCTGATGTTGGTCCGGGCCTGACACTTACGATGGTCAATCCGTTAGCAAACGCCTACACTACATCAGCTACGGTAACGAAGATCATCACTATGTTCATGTTTGATCTTCTACCAGGCGACACGATCCTTCCTGCCACGAAGAGTTACGGAACGCCAATAATCTATCAGCACATGGCTCAGGCGGTCTATCCCGGCGTCATGAGTCCTGAAAATATACGGGCGATCGCGGCCACATTTGTCCCGATCAAAGGTAGGATGTTCATCAGCCCAATTCTTGATATGAGCTAATTAAATAAGTATAAATCACGAAAGAACGATACGGAGAGAGAGAATGGCAGATGTTTATGTGGATGACATAGCTTGTATCGCCTCGTTAGAAGCGTTCGCAGCTAGCGCTCCGGCGAGCTGTGCAGCGGGCGTCAACATAGCC